TATTCTAACAATGCCACCCTGTCGGCCATCAATCCTCTGCTTAATGGCAACGACAATTATCCGACTTAAATCACAAATCAGACACATGACATAACAGGTCATGCGAGGTAACACATCGTCCGGTTTCTTCCACCATCGCACCGGACCAGCGACCATGAGGGGACAACGCCGCGCTCCGTTAACGCGGTAAACCCCGGTGTGTATCGTTTTTGATTATCCCCGCACACTCGCGCAGAGGAGTCTCCCTGTCGGGCTGCGGTCTCTGTTAATACGGGAATACGGCGACAATACCGCGCCATGGATAATAAGGTCGCTCAACACACTGGCTGTAATGCAGCGGATACCATGCGGCATTTAGCGGCATTCATCGTACACTCAACGGTTAGCTCTTCATTCGTGGCATTCACCTGAAAGGTCCGGGAGTGTAATTGCGTACATTTACCACTGAACGAACCTTCAACAAGAACACGACCACGCTGCAAAATACGGAACGGAATTGTTCCCTGAAAAGGTTCTACGGTTACCCGTAATTTCTTCATGTATCCTCCGGATAATAAAAAGCCAGCTTAGTGCACTGAGTGCGTATATATTCCTGCGCCCCTTCCAGCTGCTTCTGCATTGTCATCAACCGTTCTCTGAGGATGAAATAATCCCGTTCAGCGGTGTCTGCCAGTCGGGGGCCGGTTGCATTATCCACGCCGGAGGTGCCGGTGGCTTCACGCACGGTACCGGTGCAGGTGGCGTTGATCCGCAGGCGCTTACGACCAGCGGCAATATCAGCACGCAGAGTTTCATTTTCAGCTCTCGCATCGGCTAATTCCCTCGAGTATTTTGCATCGAGCGCAGCAACATCACGCTGGCGCACCTGCATGTCAGTAATGGTGGCATTCGCCTGTTCCAGCTCTCTGGCTTTTTTATCGCGCTGCGCTTTGTAGGTGATGGCGTTATCGCGGTAATGATTCAGCCCCAGACTAAGCGCACCACAGACCACCAGCAGAATAACAGTAAACGCGGAAAGAATTCGGTTTATGCTCACCATGCCCCCTGTCAGAAATTGCAGATTATCAGCTCGCTGACACTGCTTGTCTTACCACGTGGTACAGTATAACGATGAGCAACATGATGAATATTCATCCCCTCAAACAATCGTCTCATTTCCTGCGTATCGTTCAGGGATATAATCATTTTGCCTTTTATTGTGCGGGCAAGTTCTGCCATGCGCTCATAATTGCAGAATGAAAAATCAATGCCGTAACCACCATCCAACCAATACGGAGGATCGCAGTAAAACAGCGTTGTCGGGCGGTCATACCGTGCGATACAGACCTCCCAGTCAAGGTGTTCAATAGTTGCCCGCGCCAGCCGATCACGGGCTTCCTGCAATAACTGCTCTGTATTCCCGGGGATTATCTGCGGTCTGTGAGTTTTAACTCCAAATGCCCGACTGTATGCTCTTCCGCCATACGCGCACTTCTGGATAAAAAAGAAACGGACAGCCCGCTGGATATCCGTCATGTACTCCGTGTGCTGATTTATCACCTCATTCCACATCTCACGACTGGCGAGCATCCACTGAAACTGGCGGGAAAATTCCTCCTGGTGGTACTTCACCACACGGTAGAGATTAACGATATCACTGTTTATATCGTTGATGATTTCAGCGCAGCTCGGTTTTTTCATAAAGAACAGTGCCGCACCGCCACAGAACGGTTCCACATACAGAGTGTGCTCAGGAAATAACGGCAGAATATGTTTTGCCAGACGACGCTTCCCTCCTAACCACGGGAGAAACGGTTTTGCAGAGTTATTATTCATTTCACCACCAGCGGATTTCCCGGATTAGAACCGCAATTGCCACAATGCGAATGGCAAATGCCGTTGCCCGAATAAATTCAGTACTCATCTGTTTAAATAAATTGTCGTCATCAGTCACTGTCACCCCACCAGCCCTGCCGAACTCAACGCCATCCAGGCTATGGAAAGAAAAAGAGCAACCATCATTAGCGAAAATGAAACGCCGACAATCACACAGATGGTCTTCGCCAGCGTTATGAGTTTGCCTGATATCATTAGACGCCACTCCATCAATCCGTCTTTGTGATTTTTCCTTTGCCTGTATCAGCCAGGACAAAACCAATCAGCAGATTCGCTTCGTTTATCAACGTGCGAATTTTTGATACATGCGCGGCTTTAACCAGTTTCCATTCGTTTAACCCTGTACCAAACAGACTGGCAATATTTTTATCCCGTTTCATGTCAGCGCATGCCTGGTTGAGTTCTTCCATCACGCTCATTTGACGAGGATTAACGACAAAACCCTTCGTCCAGTATTCATAGAGAACATCGTCGCACTCTTCCTGATACTGGATAACCTTGTCGCGGATTCCGGGTTTTACTTTGTTGGGATTGATGGTTTGTAACCAGCCTGCAAGTTTTCGAAGTGGCAGGGACACCATATTGCGTCGTTTCCCGTCCTCAGCAACCATAACGATTTCCGTTATAGTTGACGCAAAACGCTGTCTTAACTTAGCCAACTGTGATTGCCAGGCCAGCCCCATCCCCGCAACGACAGGTTTGGGAACGTATGGTTCGCCGTTATGGTTAACCACATAAAGAGAATCGCCGTGAAACGGCACGGTTATCATATTCATCGGTTATTTCCTTTTAGTGATGAACCCTGCGCACAGGAATAACCAGCCCAAAGAGGGTTAACCAGACCACTGCCGGTTATCCACCAGGGCTCATCCTGAAAGGTTCTTTGGTTTATTTACGCTTGTGCGAAGCGCAGAAATGCCAAAGGCACCATTACGGTGCCTCTGCGTGAAACAATGTTCCTGACTTTATTCACTTCGGTTTTGCCAGTTCGCAGGATTTCGTGTTATCCGTCCGCGTTGGCCAACGTCATTTTTCAGCAAAATATTCTGCTTATCTGTCGATACCCCAGCACGCCAGCGCGCTCTCCTGGTCACGACGGGATACCTGACCATAACAATTATTTGAGCGGATACGGCAGTCCCTGCCACCGTCCTTAATCCACCAGCGAATCGCTTCACACGCTCCCCTGCGATCGCCTGCATTAATTCGTTTATAAAACGTCGACGGGAAACACTTACCGGGGCCAATGTTATACGGGCAGAATGACGCGATCCCCGCTTTCTGGGGTTCAGTCAGTGGCACCCGGATGTTTTTCTCCACCCATGCCAGCGCCTTATCACGCTCAATGGCGTTAACCTGGTCGCATTTTTTCTTCGACAACTTCATGCCCGGGACGACAGGTTTGCCATCCACCCTGGTGGCACCACGACAAATGGTCCAGATACCCGCACCATCACGGTATGCCGTGGTGTGGTTACCTTCTTTTTCATCCAGAAACTGGTCGAGAATATCAGGCGCAGGCGCCCCTGCGGCAATCAGCGCCAGAACGGCAGCCGACAGGCCGTATTTGATTTTGGTGTTCATGGATATTTATCAGGATTTATCGGTTCCGAATCCCTGGATATGTTAAGCCTTCACCCCACCAGTGGTGGGCACTGGCGGGTTCTTAATTTCCCCGGATGATCGTGGATTACATTCCACCAGGAGATTACTTATGCTTATCTATCCAGCGGCAGACCTCCGTTTACAGGGACGCAGAGCACAACCATGGGATAAAACAACCACTCATAAATATCGTCCCGGTCAATATTATGACTTTCGTAAACACCCGGAACTGATCGAGACACACCTTGAGGATTTTGTTGAATATTCAGACAGACAAGCGATTCAGACCTTTTTTTCTTTTGTTAAGTGGATCAACAGCAATTCATCTGCATTCGAGAGCACGGACTGCATGTTTTCAGGAACACCAAAGGTTGATGAATACGCCCCGGTATTTGGTTGCACCCATGCGTCATCTGGCCGCTTCGAATTTTTGTTTCGCGATACGAAAATAAACCAAAATGAGCGAGCTGTCGGATGGGTACTTAACAAACTATCGCTCTACCTTCAGAAAGAACGGCCCGATTTTTGTAAAGGAACCTTTGGCATCGTTCCCCTCATGACGGAATATACCGACTCCGGCGGTAACGAGTTCACCGGTTATCGTATTTGTGTCTATTTCGATGCTTACGGGAATGGAACAGAGGATACCTGGACTTCTCTCAACATCATGTTTGATGGCCTCATGAAAGCCACCAAAAGAATGAGCAATGAAACAATCACTGGCGAGATGCGTCCCCTTTAAAAAATTATCCAGAATCTCACTATTTGCAGAGCGCTCTCTGTTTTTTTGAATACGGAAACACTCTGCGAGATTTCTGCTCATCACTTTCCGGCAATAATCGTAAAACGCCGCGAACTGCTCATCACGGCGTTTTTTTTCACCTTCGGAAGGGATCTGCACCGACAGTTTTTTATTCAGTTCAACGACGCTGTTCTCCAGTTTTTCAATGCGTGATTCGATATCATCTTTTTCTGACTGTATCGTGTTATATGCATTGTTAATTTGTATGGTATACCGCTCTTCTGAACAGAGGCGCTTTTCCGGCAACGGTTCGTTCCCTTCACATAACCCGGCAGCAATATCCATGAAAAACTGCTTCGCCTTCTTTTTCGCCTCAGCTTCGTAAAACTCCAGCGGGGCACCTTCAACACGATCAAGATCAATCACCACATTTGGCAACAACAGTGACGTATACCCACCAGTTTCCAGCGCCACAGTAACAGTAATCTTATCCGGGTAAATATTTATCCCTTTAACAACCAGTTCGTATTGTTTATTCATCGTCTACTCTCCCCGCGCCGCCTTACGCCGGTCTTCTTTAATTTTGAAATACAGGTTCGTCAGATATGTCAGCAGCCCAAACAGCAGACTCCCCAGCACACCTATTGCCGCCCACTGAGACGGGGAAACCCTGTCCAGCAACTGCAGGAACCAGTAGCCCGTTCCCACCGCTGACGTGGTGTATGACACACCTGTTGTGATTTTTTCCATCTGGTACATACCCCGTCTCCCGCACACGGAAGCTCACAACATGAAAAAGGCCAGCAGTACTTTACTGATGGCCCTGACTCACCCTTACAGCATGGTGCCCGGTTCGGGTTGTGCTTCAGTCGCATCAACCACCGGTGATTCCGGTTGAATATCGCCGTTTTCTGAGGTGATATCTTCCGGTTGCGGTTCCGGCTCTGGCTGTTCGCCTGGCTGCTCTCCCAGTATCGTATCCAGAATCGCATCCACATCTGCTTCTATCTGCGCTTCAAATGTCTGGCGGACTTTCT